CGTACCGCCGAAGTTAACCCCCCTCACAATCTCCGTGTACTTCGGCCCGATGGACTTAAGGCCGGTGACAATCGCGTGCCCGATGTTGCCGGCATCGACGTTGACGCGGGCAGGCTGAAGCTCGTCGATGAGCGAGCGGATCCACTGCGTTCCCTCGAGGTGGTCGATCTTGTTGCGGTGGCGGACCCACTGCACCTCGAAGCCACGCCGCGCGGCCACGGAGAAGCGGTCACCACCCATGCTCGCCGGGTCGACGCCGAGGATAAGCGGGCCAGTGCCCGTCACGCTGCGCTTGCGCGCGCGCAGCACACTAACCGGGCTGATGTAAGGCTCGTGGCCGTTCGGCGCCGTCCACGCCTCCGCGGCGTTGGCGGGATATTCGCGCTTGAATGTCTCCGCGCTGCGCAGCTCAATGATCTTGTTGCGGCGCCACGCCATCTGCGCCAACGAGAGACCGAACGTCGCAGCGTACTCCTGCTCGCTCATCTCGCCGTCGTCGGCTTCGGCGCTTAGCTCAAAACCCGGCTCCGGCGCGCGCGAATACTCCGGCGACAGGAACCACGGCAGGAACACCGCCATGTAGTCGCCGCGGCCCGCTTCCGCGTCCTGGTAGCGCTCGTAGTACTCCCCGCCGACGCCGGCCGATGTACTCTCCAGGATAACCTCGGTGCCCGGAAGCAGAGGCACCGCCTGCACAGACGATGCGAAGTGGCCCGGCGCGTTGGTCCAGAAAGCCACCTCGGAGCCGTGGAACAGCGAGACAGTGCGAGAGCGACCGCCCTCCTTGTTGCCCGCGGTGGCGACCGTGTAGCTGGAGTCCAGCCGGTCGAACACAAGCTCCTTGACGTTCGACGTGCCGATGTGCGGCGCGACGGGGTTATGGCGCTGGTAGCGCTCCACCATGCCGAACAGAGCGTCGGAGGCGGGCTGCTCATGGCTCAGGATGTAGACGTTAACGCCGCGGCGTAGCGCTGCGCGCCAGTAGAACCGCGCGGCGATGTAGGTGGAAATGCCCTGCTGCCGCCCCTTGAGGATGATCGCGCGCACCCAGCCCTTCTCGGCGCGCTGCTTCTCCAGCATGTCGTGAACGGCCAGCTGCGCATCGTTGAAGATGAGCGGGACGATGTTGCCCGCCTTGTCGCGCACGCGCAGGCAGTTGGCGGCGAAGTCCTTCAACGATTCCCGCGACTGTCGCAGAAACTCGATCTTCTCGACTTCCGTAACCTGCCGCCGCTCAGCCATGGAGATAGTTGCTCCGCCGGAGTCTGTAGGGGTTGACGCTGCACATTCGAGTTGGGGTCCGAGTGCATCCGGCGGAGCGCGCGGGGGAGACATCCGCACAGCAACTGTAACGCTGTGCTATGTCGCCTGTCAACGACGACGCGTGGTGCTACTCTACTTCGACAGCCTCGCCGTCGATGGTCTTGGCGCTCTCGGCCGCGTCCAGCTTCTCAAGCAGCGACTCCACGCCGTCGGATACCTGGTGCTCCATCGCGACGGCGCGCGGCAGGCCCTTGGCCCACAAGTTCTTCACGAAGTCCATGAAGTTGTCGTCGGACTTGTTGACGATGTGTGCGAGGCGGTCGACGCCGCCGCCCATCTCGAACACCACGTCACAAATCTCATGGCGGCGGCGCGCACTCATCGCCGGCAGCATCTCGCCGCCGGGTAGCGCGATCGGAAGTGCAGGGCGGGGAGGCATTACAGTAACCGGGACATTGGCCACCCGTGGGAGCGGCTAACCTGCTTCAGAAGCTGAACAAATTTTTTACCGTGATGGCGGCTGCGAACACGCTTCGTTTTTCGCCACTCCGATTCCAACTGGTGAAGGTGAACCATCTCGTGCGCCATCACTGGCAGCATTTCATCGGCGGTACGCACGCCGGGCTGGTAGATCGTGATGCGGTGATGCGAGAGTCCGTGACTGTCAAACTGATATTCGTAGTACCCTTCATGCTCAGCATGGGAGCCTACAACAAACTCAACCTCGTCAGGATCCGGCAGCTTCCAACGCTTGAACGGTGGTGTTGAGCGCAGAAGATCGTAAGCGCGTTCCAGTATGACAGGACTGAGATGCAACGTAGTTCCCCACTATGAGCGCTCACGCTTGGCCGGGAACCGCAGTTGAATCTTCTTCACCGGAAACGGCTCGCCCGCGCGCTTGCATTGCTTGATGAACTGGCGCTCGCGGTAGTTCGGCCGACCGATGGTCAGCGTGATTTCCATGTTGTAGGTGCGGTTCAATATTTTTCCGCCCCACATACGTCGCGTTGCACGCACGACACGGCGGTCCGTGATGTACTTGGTCGCAGTGCGCGCGTTGTTCGCCACGAGCGCGCCGATTACTTTGTCCACATAGCTCATTTAGCCCTCAATCTCACCAAGGTCGCGACGGATAGGATGCAGCTTGTTCGCGTGGTTCTGCATGGCGCGGTCCAGGCCCGACGTGGTGTGTCCGTCGCCGACCGAACCGGACTGCGGAGACGAGCCCGACATAATCGCGTCGCGCCCGCGGCGCAGGGTGGAGAAGTCCGCGTTGCCCGTCTTGTTGACAGGCGCCGAGGTGGTCGCCTTACCGGCCAGCGCGTCGCTGATCTTGTTGAAAACGCCTGCCATGTCAGCCTCGCTTCACCGGATGCATCTTGTCGGCGTGGTTGCTCATCGCCTTGTCCATGCCGGATACGCCGATGTCCGGGTAGCGACGATGCACGGCCGCGCGGACCTGCGTCTTCTCCGCGGGCGAACCGTGTTGCGCCACGCGAGCCAGCGCGTTGCGCGCATGGGACTCGTCGTTGATGGGGTAGGCGCGCTTGCCCGGTTCAGCAAACGACGAGGCTGCGAGACCCTTTCGCTCCTGAGTGGACAGACGCGCCATTCAAAGCACCGCCGACTTGAGCCAGGCGAGGGCGCGTTGCCACGCCGCTGCGATCCGCTGGCAGAAATGGACACCGAAGGCGACGCCTGCGCCGAATGCGATAATGGTGGTCATGTCGGCTCCTGCGATTTCTTTTCGAGTTCTGCGATCGCTGCTTTCACCGCCTCTGCGTTCCGCTTGAACCCGGGTTTCCCGTCTCGGGCCGCGAGCTTGCGGCGGAGGTCGGCTAACCGGGTTTCTTCGGCTGGCGTGAGCATGTCGTAGCGCCTCGTTTCCATGTCACCATGACAGCGTTGGGATGGGGCGTCAAGGGCGCTTCGTGGCGTGGTGCTCCGCGATGGGTGTGTAATGATGCTACTACGTTTCCTGAGATATGATAGCTGCTTCGAAATTTTGATATTTATTCCGAGAGCGCCCCTTACGACGCAGCCCCGCCCCTCACCACGAACCACCCCCGGCCCCCTCGAACGTCGTCACGGTAAAGGCGGGTTAACCTTTCCAACGAAGTAACCACGTCGCGCAGCACGCGGGCAGGCGCGTTGCCTGCGCATTTGGATTGCGTCGAAACGAAATGGATTGAATCAATGGGCGAAAGGATTTGTTAAGTAACACAGTGACTTAGTGTAGCGTAGCGACATAGCACGGCGTAACGTAGCACCACGTTGCGCCGTGCCCGTGGTGGTGCCGGCGCCAGGTGACGGAGGATGTAATGCTCTATGAAATCAATGGCTTAGATGCCAAGGTGCGCGGTGTCGTGGCAGCTGCGGCGGCGCGGAAGGGCTTGTTGCGCAGCGATCGCGGGGGCGAAGTGGGGAGATATGATAGCATTGTTGAGGGCGAAGGGGCCAAGACGCCTGAGTGCGACTGGGCGTCGTTTCGTCGTTACCTCGACTGGCTGAACGAGTACCGATAGGCCGGAGGCGCTACAATATCTGCGCAACGAAGCAACGTTGGAGAATGCTATCATATTTAAACATTATGATAGCAGGGTCGCGTATACGCTTCTAAGATATGAACAATAATAATATATATATATAATAGCATTGTTGAGCTAGAAGAAACGGTTTTACCCTCCAGCTATCATAATGTTAAAATATAATAGCACTAGAAGCCGGCATTTCCGGGCTTTTAGAACAACGCTACTACGCCACGAAGAAACGTAGTAGCTACGCTATCCACACAAACAATGATAGCGCCGACACAAGCTCCCCACACTCCGCCGGCGATTGGCGCGACGAAAATCGCCCCAACAAAACTACGCAAATCACTCGTGCGCACGGGAGTCACCAGCATAACGTGGGTGAATATGATAGCGCCCAACAAAGCTCCAAGCTCGACCATTTGAGATCCTCCACCGGCCAGCTTAGCAGCCAGGCCCTAACATTGTCCTACCGGCTGAAACACAAAATTAACCAGCGCTGCAACATCGCGTTGAAATATGATAGCACCCTCTTGCGTGTCACCACGCCACGGAGTAGCGTAGCGACATAGTTGGGAGACACACATGAGCAAGTCGAAGCAGCAAACCCAGGTGGTCAAGTGCCATCGCGACGGAATGGAGTGGGGTGAGTACGTCACCGCCGGCCAGACCTACACCGTCACCAATAATCCCGCGAACAAGCGTAGCGACTTCTACTTCCGCCGTGCTGATGGCGCGGGAACGATGATGCGCCCCTGGCAGTTCGCGCGCGCCGTTAAGGCGGGGTGGATAGAGGTGGTCGCGTCATGACCAAATTCACCTCCAAAGAGCAACACGCCATCAACCGCGCGTTCGATTACATCACAGCACATCTGGACTGCGTTGACTGGTCGTTCCCGAACGCCTGGCGCAACGCGCTCAAGCTGGAACGCCGCGAGTGCTCCAACGCCACAGCGGCCAAGGCGCTCATGGTCGAGCAGTTTAGCGCCGGCGTGCGCCAGGCGATCGGCAACCAAAGCCTGACAGCCGCTGAGCTGTTCCGCATCCGGCCAGGCGCGAGGGAAGCTTACATGGTCGGCGCCGCTTTATGGACCCGCGCAGCGACACACCAAGGGACGGGGAGTGCAAACGCGCGGCAGTACATCCGCGACGACCTTATGGCGCTTTGCGACCTGTCGAACGAAGCGAAGCAGGCCGCGTTTCATCGCCGCGCCGATGAGATTCAAGGCGGCACACAATGAGCCACGCCGCACAGTTCATCGCGCTCTACACGCTTATAGGCGTGGGTGTGACAGCCATCGCAATCCTTCAAGCCATCATGGATCACCGCGCATCGCGGAAATAACCCGGGAGACACACATGCCAACGAAGAAAACGAAGCAGCCCGAAACCGTCATCGCGTACAAAGGTTTCGACAAAAACCTTAGATGCCGCGATCACCAGTTCGAAGTCGGGCAGAGCTATGAACTTACCGGCGGTACGATTCAGGCGTGCAGCTACGGCTTCCACGCCTGTGAAAACCCGCTGGACGTGTGGAGCTACTATAGTCCGTTCGATAGCCGCTTCGCTGTAGTGGAGTTGTCGGGCGAACTGTCGCGACACGATGAAGACAGCAAGATCGCAGCGGCCAAGATCACCATTAAGGCCGAGCTGTCGCTTCCCGAGTTTATCGGTAAAGCCGTCCAGGCTGTTATCGACGCAACTACAAAAGCGCGACCGACGAAGAAAACCAAACTTAGTGACAACGCCGGCGACCACGCGCAGATCGGGTCGTCGGGCGACAGCGCGCGGATCGGGTCGTCGGGCGACAA